TTCGAGTAAGCTGATGACTCAGCTTGGTTCGGCTGAAAAGAACAGATCTGCCTCAACATGGGGCATTCCAAGAAGAAGAAAGCGGGGTCAGTGAAGAAGGCTGCGAAAGCAGCCGCTGAGCGGGCCCTGCGCAAGCAGGTCACAATCAAGGGACACGGCGACTACAGGCCAACTTCCTTCCAGCGGGTTCGCGGGAAGGGAGATTACTTCGGGGACGTCCTCGGAGGGCTTGGGCAGAAGCTGGGGAACTGGGCCCAAGGCAAGTTTCGGACCCTCACGGGTATGGGGGACTACAAGACCAAGGGCCCCAATAAGAATTCTCTCGTCAAGATGGTGCAGCGTGCTGCGCAGACAGACGCGGAGAACAAGTCGAACGGTCCCTCACAGAACCCGTTCGAGATGGGAGCGATGGGAGTGAAATTCTCGGGGAAGGCCCCGCGAATTCAGCACCGCGAGTATATCTGCCCGATTTTGGCCCCGTCCAATCCGGCAGACTTTAACACGCAGGTGTTCCCCATCCAGCCTGGACTCAGTGGAGTGAATTCAGTGATGCCCTGGGGCGGGACCGTGTTCCGCAACTTCTTGGAGTATGAGCTCCACGGAGGCGTGTTCGAGTTTGTTTCGTGCAGCTCGAACTTCTCCGCGAGTTCTGCTCTTGGTACGGTGTCGATGAGTACGCTCTACGACGCGTCAGAGCCCACACTTGACTCCCTTCTGGCGGTGAACAACAACGAGTACACAACAATGGCGCCACCAAGCGCCTAGTTTTACCACCCGTTGGAGTGCGCCCCGAAGGACCAACCGGTCGGAGTGCGCTTCGTGCGTTCAGGCAACGTGCCTGCGGGGTCAGACTCGCGTTTCGATGATTTCGGAAGGTTTCAGATCACCACTTCTGGGTTGTCAGCTCCTGCTGGCACCAAGCTTGGAGACTTGTACTTCTCGTATGACATCGAGGTGATGAAGGCCATTATGCCTGACCTCCACGTCGGGACCACCGCGCAGGTGACCACCGGTCTTCAAACAACCATGGATATCCTGTGGGACACAACGTTCCCTGACCCTGAGAATTCGCTACCAGTGAAGATCTCCAGGGTCACAGGCGGTGCTGCGACGACGGCGGAAGTCAAGGTGACGATGCCCTCCGACTATAATGGCAACTATCTCGCGATTCTTGCCTATGTGGCCGATGGGGCATCCAACTTTGGAAGCACCGCGACCTCTGCAATCCAAGCCCCAACCTTCGGGCCTGATATCACGAATCTGGGACTGATGATCTCGAACTCGACGACGCTGCCTTCCTCGCTGGGAGTTTCTAACTCCCTGTCGGGGTTCGCTGGCAACTCGATGGTCATGATCTGGTCCTTCTCTTCGGTCGCCAAGAAGGAGTCGGACAACTGGTTCCGATGGAAGACGACGGTCTCAGCCAACCCGGCAACGGGAGTGCGCGGGCTGTTGTTCATCCTCCCTTTGGACAACGACATCACCGACGCGTTCGGGCTGTTCAACAAGCTGAAGCGCGCAAACCCGAATGCGGCCAAGATGGCTAGCATCATTGCGCAGCTTGAGACTTGCCG